CATTTGCCCGGGGCTTGCGGCGTACGTGTGCGCATACAGAACAGCGCATCCTCAGGGTGAGCTTCACCCTCCGAGCGCAACGGCTGCTGCAGGCGGTCTCATCGCTGCGCCGGAAAACCTTGCCCCGTCCGCCACGCAAGAAAACACCGCTGCCAATGCTGCAGCGGCCGCGGCGGGGGGGCAACAGCGAGACGGTGCCGGAGACATGGCGCCGTGTCAACCTGATCGGGTCAGCCAGTGGTTTAGCTTCGAGCTGGACACGGCATCCGACAGTGCGGAGCAGCTCGTAGACTGCCTTGGCTTGGTGGAGGAAGGGTCGTCGAGTGAGCTAAACACAGCCATTGTGAAAGCTGTGGCTCCGAGCGATGTTCCGTCATTGCAGTCCGGTGCAATCGCGGAAAAGGAGATGCGTTCTGTCTCTGCGTCTCCCACGAGGACCGAACCTCATGTGCGTGTGCTCGGCCACTTCGATGCAGGCCACGTGCTGCCAGAGGCGGTCCCTGTAGATGAGAAGGAGGTGTTCGTGCCTGCAGAGTCGGTGGACCTGCAGACTCGCGAGATGTTCGATCGTGTCAAGCGTTCTGCGCAAGACCGATGGACGCTGCCGTCGCCCACCACGCAGGTGAAGTCGTTATCCTGGGCACTTGTTGCTCTACTGGTCTTGGCAGTGTGGTTTCAGCTGGAAGAAGTTCAACTCATGCCGCACGAGGAACTGTGGAACTACTTGATGCCACACGACCCGTACCCTCGCGACTACAAGGTGGAAATGTCGGTCTCGCGAAGCGTCGAGGAATGGTCAATGAGCTGGTGCGGCCATCATCCTATGTCGCACTTTCGCAGCGTCGACGCAGAATGCGCTCGACTCTACCAAGAACCGTTGTCGCTGCCTCGTGCGGCGCTGTGTTGCACGCTGGTGCCGTGGGCCTTCGAGAAACTCCCGGCATCGTTGGTGCTGCTGACTGTCCCAGAATCTTGCTCGGGCTTGATGCACCCGCTAGTGTTACTGGCGGTGTTGCTGGCTGTTCGAGCAGTCTTTGTGTTCTGTCGCCCAACACGCGAGTTCGAGTTCTCCGAGATGTTTCGTCTTCTAGACACTCTCGGCTCCCCGAGCGTCAACGCGAACACACCGGCAAAGATGCAGGGCATCTACGTCAGGGAGACTAGACGGAAAAACACGTGGTTTTGGCGCATGTTGTGCTCGAATCCGCGCACCATGTTCGGTCTTTGTCCTGACCCCGAAGTGTCGTTGTTGTGCCTGACCTTACTCCTGGAGGTCGTTGGCACCTACGACTCCACGCCCGAGCATCTCTTCTCTACCGTGGCGAGCAAGTTGTCGAGACTGACTGTCGTTGCCAAGTCACCTGGTTACGACGACGCGACCCTGCGATGGGCCGTCGTTTTAAGCCAGGCGCAAGGCGTTCGCAGTCGGCCAAACTAGCTCATCGGCGGGGCTTGGGCATCTATGGTTACACCGTTTACGACCTTACGATAAAGCTCAACCCCGCCGACACCTCTTTCTTCGTTCGGTGGAAGGAGAAAGTGCAGAAGATCAAAGAGTACGTTTCAGTGCTGAGTGAAATAGCACCGGATTGTGCTCGTACCTGGCCGTCTTTTCCGATGCCGGACAGAAGATATCAGCCGAACGCGATCTTTTCAGTCTGGCACCGCGTGGGGGGTCAGCTAGCGGGTGTCCGAAACCCAGGTCCAACAACAGCCGGGACCAAAAGAACGGAGCCTTACGGCAAGGAGCCGGTCGTCAATGAGAGCGTGCAGTCCGACTACGAGAAGTTCGCGATTGCGCTATTTGACAAGTACCTGCATCCGCCGGGCAGTCCTGACTACAGTTTTTCGACCTATCTGAAACAAAACAACCGGTCGATTTTCTACGTCCTTGGGCTGCTTGAGTTGGTGAAAAACTCTCCGGACATCAAAGAGTTATTTGCCTGGGCGTTCCTCAAAGAAGAGCCTTACGCCACCAAGAAGTTCCCCAGAACAATCAACGCCCTGTCCAATGAGATCAAGGCGGTTTTCGGGCCGATCTTCCGGCAGCTAGACGAGACCCTATTCACAGAGGGCAAGCTGTCGAAGTTTTTTGTCAAGAAGGTACCGGTCAAGGACAGAGCCAGGCACATCGAAGAAGTGCTTGGTACAGGCCGCGTTACCCTTGCAGACTTCAGTTCCTTTGAGTGCTGCCACAGAGGCGCCTTTGCACGAGTGGTGTTTCATGCATTCCGGCGCCTTCTCGGTGATAGCATCAGTCAGGAACACCTTCACGTGCTCGAACAGTTGTTCGTGGGGAAAAAATACCTCAACTTCAAGACCATGGGAGTCGAGGCATACGTTGACGGCACGCTAATGTCAGGCGCGCCGTGGACGTCGTCCGCGAACGCTGTACTCAACTTGTCCATCCTGTCGTATTTACGCCTCCGGAAAGCACACCCGGGCGTCGCGCCAGAGTTGTTGTGCGAGCACATCGATGAGTTCGTTGGTCTCATCGAAGGAGACGATTCCATCACGCGTGGTGGCGCGTACTGTGCAGACTTGCTCGAGGGACTGGGTATTCCTTGCAAGGTCAGCGAGTGCGCAGATTACTCGCGGGCATCGTTCTGCGGCATAGTTAGGCCGCTGGGCGTCGAGGCCACGATTACGGACCCTGTCAAGGTGGTCTGCAACTTTTTCTGGTTGCCAGAGGCAATGATGAAGTGCGGGCTTTCCAAGCAGATGTCTTACCTTCGGGCCAAAGCGCTGTCCTACTACTACCAATACGACACATGTCCCGTGGTGGCATGGCTGGCGTATTCGGTATTGACAAAAACCCGTTCTTACCAGCCGGACGGTGCACACCATCTGTCTTACGCGCGCAACGAAGCGCTGCGGGAGGCGCGTGGTGCGGGCAAATTCTACCTGAGACCGCCGGTCATTCGACCTGAGTCCAGGGAGCTGGTTGCAGACTTGTTCGGCATCACTGAGGACGAACAATTGGTCATGGAGCGCACCTTTCGCGATTGGTTGATTGGTGCGCCCGTCTGGCTGCCCGAGCCGTTCGTGATTCATTCTCGGACAACTGAGCTCGCGATGGCTGATGCGGAGTGGCCTTCTGCAGAACAAAAACGACGATCTGGTCTTGTGGACATCAACGCTGTGCACCGGGTGTGGTATCATCCAGCGTCCGGGCACGTCTACAAGAAGGGCGGCAAGAAACTACCCAGAATGTCCAACCCAATGTGGTTCGACACGTCTTACGTCCCCAACCTCAAAGAAATCAAACTCAAACCTCGACCTGAGGATCAATAGAAAATGCGTTGACTTCACGCCCTGCTGGGGGGGCTTTAGAATCATCCAGCTGCTAGCCGGCATTGCGTATGAGGCGCGGAAGGCACAGGGACACTGTCCCGGGCGACGGCCCGAATCAACACTACTGCTCCATCGTCGTAGGGCTTTAGTTGAAACAACCGACACTGAAAAACAAAACCAAACAAACAAACAAGCAGCCGCAAGCGCCGACCAAGAAAAAGAAAGCGCCCAAGCCTGCCCCAAAGCAACCACCTGTTGCCAAGCCCCAGTCCCCTGCGAAGGACGCTGCCTCCGCTGCGGCTATGGCTGTCCTCTCGAGACAAGTGAAGATGCTCGTGGAGGAAAAGCAAGCGCCGGAAAGGGAAGCCCGCTACGCAGACATGTGGAGACGAGCGGGGATGCCGTCGGAGTGGAGAATCCCGGCGCCTATCTTCGAGGGCCGCTCAGGCCAGCACAAGTACGTCTACTGCGCTGGCGTGTCGGCTAACCAGATCTTCACTCTCGCTGCGGGAACGTCAGCAGTGCTGCTCTTCTCGCCAGGCAGCAAATCTGCACCGTGCTACTGTACCAACGGCAGCACGGTCTTCCCCTACACCCTCCAGGAAACCCTCCTGGACCGCGCTACCAACGTGCCCATACACACGTCGGTGTGGACTAACAAGAGCCCAGTCGACCTCATCACCGACCCCTACTCCATCAAGTCAGGTGGTTACGTGCTCAAGCCTAGTTCCACAACGCGCAACCCGCCTCTCACGCAGCTCGTGGGCGGGTGCATGTCAGTCCAAGTTCAGTCTTCTGCCAACGGACAATTCGCCGTCACCATGCTTGGCGAGTCCGAGTGCCCCACCTGGGGCAGGCAGGCCCAGACCCACGACCTCGATGTAGCTACTACCGCGCCTTACCTTCAGAGCATTCCGCCTGGCATGACCGGGCAGATCCGCCTCTCGAACGCGATCAAGGGCTCCATGTCCGCGGCAGAGATCATCCGCACGCTCGGCAAGCCGCATCTTTGCGGCGGCGCCAACTTCACCGGAGTCCTGCACGCCGCCCCAGAACACTCGTGGCACTACGACGGCATGCTCGACGAAGCCGACGCTCCGACCGGCGCTGCCAGTTCGGTCGCCGAGAACATGCGTCCGCGCTACAACCCGATCAACGATGTGCAGTATGGTGGTGTCTACATCAGCAACACCGGGGACCAAAACATCACTGTGATGTACCGCGCTAAGATGGTGTATGCCGCGGTTCTTCGTACAGAACAGGATGTTGGGTCCAACGCGCTCGCGCAACAGCTCGCGCTCAATACGCGAACCCTAACAACAAACACTCGAGAAGCATCCATGCTCTCGCTCTCTCCTGAAACGTCGGCGGCGACGGATGGGCTGCTGCTCTCCGGAAATTCAGATGGCGTCACCGTGGCCCATCACTCCGAGACTCTCCAGAACATCGTCTCCACGACACCCGCCATCGCTCTACCGACGGACACGCACACCGATCCTGTCCCTCCTCATCGGAAGCAGTCGTGGTGGTCTCGGGCCTGGGACAAGACCAAGGAGCTCGCAGTCGCGGCCGGCAAGGCTGCGCTGAATCGGGTGGGCCAGATGCTGCTTGAGAAAGCAGCGGCCGCACTGTTGGTGTGAGAGACATTTGCAACCGGTTGCAGTTCTGTGTGCAGATAACTTCGTGTGCATCCGTATGCGTGTGTATTTGTGCATCTCTGCTTTCTTGATGTAACTTCTGTTTCCCCATCCCACCATACTCTGGTTTTCGTGCAAAAACGTTCGGACACGTACAAGTCTGAGAGCCGTGCTGCTGTCGGCTTAGAATACTCCAGCACGTCCTGCGCGTGAGTGGTAAGACCCCACCGGCTACAGGTGACCAGACCGAAAGTGGTCTCGGGCGTCGTCCCGCAGAATGACCGTCTTCCAAAAACCGCTGGAGGACGTACGAGCGTGGGTTAGGGGAGAGAATCTGCT